TCCGAAAGCTGCCATTGATAATGACATCAAAAATGACAGAATAGAAATAATTTTTATAATGCGGTCTAGCATTTTATGTTAAAAGAAATTTTGTTAAAAATGGCTACGCCTTTGACTTTGATGACATTTTGCCTTGTTGTTGGCCTAGCTCCCCTTTATCTTTTGGCTGGGATTCTAACTCGATCTTATTCAACAAATGTTCTCCAAACTGAATCCCGCCCTGCAAAGCGTTGATGTTTACTGTACATTCATCAAAAACTTTTTTGGCATGATCTCTTGTTTTAATTTGTTTTGACAATTCTTCTTTCCATTCTAAAACTTGTTTTTCTGTAGATGTTTTCATAGTTTTTCTTTTTATAATATCAATTTTTAAAATTTACACAATTTCAGTCAAATTAAATTTATATTTTTTGCCATTTCTATTATTTTTTAAAAATAAATCATTTTCACCTTCTTGAATTGTGTAGTCACCCCAAGTATTATCAAAATCATTTTGGCCGCCTTTATTGCTCAAATGCAAGTCATTAGTGAATACATCAGACCATCTTAAGGAAGAAGTACCAAGTGACCTTGAGTTATTTCCGTCTGGTTTTACAACGTGAGTTGTAAGATCACCTGTAAGTTCCCCTCCAGATGTAGGCAATCCAACAGTTGCACCAGCAGCAATGCCATCAAGTTTGTTTTTTAAAGTAGTTGTAAAATTTTGGTCTGTTTGACTTGCAACAGAAAAATCTAAAGTGCCGTCACTATCTTGATATGTGACAGTAATACCAGATTCAGTATTACCGCTGACCATTCCCCCGACAATATCCTGAACTTGCTCATTAGTTAATGTCGCTGTAATATATCCAGCCCCATTTGTAAGTTGATTATTGTTTGTAACATTGGTTGCTCCATCTGCTACGTTTATCATTGATCTGACATTAGCAGCCGTTAAAGTCGTAACATCTCCAGATCCACTTGCTATTCGACCAATTATTCTGTTTTGATTAACCTGTACAATTTTTGACATCGTAACAGCATTATCAGCTATTAATCCAGTTCCAATAGTTCCTGATGTTATTTCAGATGATGTTAACTTATCAGATTGAAGTAATGTTTTGATTTGAGACGCTGTTTGGTCGCCAGTAGCACCAGTTTCAATAGTATCTAATTTTGTACCGTCATCTCCTACGTTTCTTCCATCAACATTACCTGATATTGTTATGTTGCCAGTTATATTGTGACTTCCAGTAGTAAAAGTTCCAGATGCAGTAATATTTCCAGAAGAATCTATAGCAAACCTATCATTGCTGTTTGTAGCATCAATAATTTTAAAACTACCACCATCAACTTTAATGTCAAAATCATCATCAGCATTGCTGTCAGTTAAACTAATTGTTGGACTTGTATGAACTAAATTTAAATTTTTACCATTTAAGTTGCCTGTAGTAGTAACATTTTGACTCCCAAAATCAGGAGAAATCTTTGACCCTGCTATTGCTGCACTTGCATCTATTTGAGCATTAACAAGACCACTACTATTTAATAATGTTTTTATGTCACTTGCTGTCTGATCTGCGGTGGCATTACTCTGTATTCCATCAAGTTTTGTACCATCAGTTGCTACATCACGACCGTCAACTGTTCCTGATACTGTGATGTTTCCTGTTACGTCAACACCACTATTATTTGCTTTAAATCTTTCACTACCACCAGTTTCTAATGAAACTACATTAGCACCAGAAAATCTTATCTTTGTATCTGTGTCGTTAACGTGCTGAATAGTATCAGGTAGTGAAATAACTCCACCCATACTAAGATTACCACTTATTGTTCCAGATCCACCAGTTATGGCTCCAGTTGTAGTTATAGCTTGTGAGCCAAAATCAGGATCAATCTTTGATCCCGCTATTGCTGCATCAGAGGCTACTTTTGCGTTATTAATAGCTCCATTAGCTATTGTTAAAGCTGCGGTATTATCAATTGTTGCATCTCCGCTGATTGTTCTAAGTTGACCTTCATTATGAACATTACCGACAATAATATGACCATTATTAACTGTGAGTTTATTTACAGCTATATCACCAGCTAATTCAGTACCAGTAATAGCTCCTGAAGCTATTTTTGCTGTAGTAACTGCGTCATCTGCTATATCGCCAGTGGCTATAGTTCCGTCTGCTATTTTTGCAGATGTTACAACTCCATTGTCGATTGTGAATGTCGCACCTGAGTTCGACACTGTAATATCGCCCTTGTCGCCATCATCTATTCCACCACCTCCAGTAATCTCAGTAACATTTCCGTTGTCTCTTTTTGTAAAAATTTTACCATTATCAGTTCTTACAGCTAATTCACCAACACTTAAATCACTAGCACTTGGATCACTGCCGCTTCCTCTCTTTAATTTAATTGTGTTTGCCATGAGCTTTTACCTCCTAGCTCTAATATGATCCACCGTCTATGTTAAAACTAGACGCACTTTCATCTTCTAAAAATGTAACCAAGTCGCTTAGTGCAACTTGTTTCATTGTTCCATTATCGTTACATATAAAACGGTCTGCGGCAGCCAAAGTTGTTGAGGTGGCAGATGTACCTCCGTCAATTAAATTTATCTCAGATGTAGTTGCTGTAACCCCGTCCATGATATTTAGTTCTGACGTTGTAGCAGTCACTCCGTCCATTATGTTTAATTCAGATGTTGAAGCAGTCACTCCGTCCATAATGTTCAACTCAGAGGTTGTGGCAGTTACACCATCTAAAATATTAATTTCTGATGTAGACGCAGTAACACCATCAAGAATATTTAATTCAGCAGTGGAAACAGTAGCCCCGTCAAGTATTTGTATTTCAGCCTCAGTAAGAGCAGCTAAAGCCGCAGATCCACCAGATTGACAACCAGATAAATTATCTAAATCAGCATCATAAGCCTGTACCTGACTTCCTATTGCAACTCCAAGACTTGCTCTGGCAGTTGCACCAGTCTCAAGAACAAAATTTGATCCATTACCAACAATAAAATTACTATCTGATGGAGTTAAGCCAGCTATATCGCTAAGTTGTGCGTCAAATGCTTGAACATTCGTGCCAATGGCTAATCCTAAGGCTGTTCTAGCTGCACTTGCACTTGTAGCACCCGTTCCACCATCACCAATAGCAAGTGTTCCTGTTATAGAACTAGCAGCAAGATCAACGGCAATTTCAGCAGATTCAATAACAAGTCCACCATTTGATTTGAGATCAACAGATAATGTGTTTCCAGACTTCTCAATACCATTCCCAGCTATAACTTGACCCGCCCCAGAGAACTGAACAAAGGTAAGGTTATTTGTCCCAACAACTGCTGATCCCTTATCAGAACTACAAACAAAAGCATTGTCACCATTGACAGTACCTGATTCAACAAAAGTGAAAGCACCTGACGCATCAGCCCCAGCAGCTAAGTCATCAACCCTTGCTGGTGAAGATCCGACTTTGTAGATACCATTTTCTGAGGCTGTGTTTTGGTCTTTTACCAATACTCGATCATTTGTAGAAAGAGTAACACCATCTAATGTGTCTCCATTATTAAGAGCAGATGAGATTGTTATGTTTGCTGTTGTTGCGGCTTGGCATGATTCTTTTATATCTAAGCCCTGTGCAACTCCATCAACATATCCCTTGTTAGCAGCGTCAGCATCAGCGGTAGGATCTGCTAAGTTAGTAATCTTTTGACTATTTAAACTAACAGCACCATCAGGAGCAGTTAGCTCATTTAATTTATTAGTTCTTACACCCGCATCAAAATCACTAATCTTTGTATGGGCAAGGCTAGGAACGTCATCAGAAACAAGAGATCTAAATGTAGGGGCTGCGGCTGATCCAGAAGTAGGGCCAGCTAATACAATATTTGCGTTTCTAGTTGTTGCTTTATCAAAAAATGCTCCCTTACCTCCAATAGGTTCGATTGATGTAGCTGATCCCCCTGCTCCTCCTGTACCTTTACCAATGACTAAAACTTCATCACCTTCTCTAAAAGCTATCTCAGCATTTTCAAGAGAGGTAGGATTACTTGATCCAGTTGACCTTTTTATTCTAATTGTATTAGCCATCAGAAGTTACCTCCGTCTACAAGTGTTAGTTTGGTAGTTGTAGCATCTGCTTTAAATGTACCACTAGATGAGTCGAAAAACACTACAGAACCGTCAACCTTGCTTGAGTCATCTAGAGTACTTCCAGATGATGAAAAGACTGGGCCTTGTGGCCCTTGTGTAGTAATCTCAACAGTTGTGACGTCAGAAACCTGACTAACAGTTACAGAATTTGGACTGCTCATGTTGTGTAACCTTCGCTTACATATAGTGTACCCTCTAAATAATAAAATTTGTCTCCATTAGGTTGTGTTAATAAAACATCATATTTAAGTTCATTTGGAGTAAAAGCGGCAGTTTGAGTATCAGTAAGTTTAATATCTATTGTTCCAGCAGATCTGTTTGTATAAGTAACTCCAAAAGATCCGTAACTTGTTGACCTATCTTCACTGTAAACTTCAGCAGCGACAGTATATCCAGTAAGGTTTATTGCGGCTCCATTTCCGTCCTTAAAAGTAAGAGTAAGAGGAAAATCAGCCCTTCTTTGTACAGTGAAATCTTTTTGGGCTGGATTAATAGCCATAGTTAACTAGGTTTTGGATATTTATTTTTAATAGGGTCAACCATATCAGTTTTCCACTTTTCAATTCCATTGTCATAAATATATTCTAATTGTTCCCAATAAGGTGGATATTCATTTAATCTTTGCTTTCTATAATCAAGTTTTGCTAATTCAACTCTTGCAGCGTCAACCAAAGTTTGGTCAAAAGTAACTTTGTTGCCATCTTTATCTAAAAAATAAGTCTCAAAAGAATCATCTACAGTTACGCAATTTGGGTATGCTTTAAAAATCGCATCATGGTCTAAAGGTTTTGACATTTACTGTTGTACCTCCAATAAAGTAATACTTGATGGAAAGCGAGAATTGTCAGACGTATTTTGGTCTTGATTACTTCTATTAATACATACATTAACGCTAATTGTTCTACAACGTAGCGTATAAGTAATTTGACTTGTTGTGTTTGGAGAATCTAAAAACATTGCAAAACCAGTTCCTATTGGGTTTGTAGGACTTCCATGCTCGTATAATCCAGCAACTGTGGCTCTGTCTCTGTTTCCGCTTGCATCACCTATATAAACAGTAGTGCTATCTCTTCTTAATTGTATTGTGCCATGCTGTGCGTTCTGAACCCACCCTTTCAAGTCAACTACAACTAAAATTTTATTACTTGAACTTCTTGGGGTAATACTTGCTGAAAGACCAGTAATAGTTACGAAACTTGTACTTGTAGTTGTAAAAGTATCAAGCTTTGTATCTTGGACTACTTGTGAAACACCTGCGGGAAAATCTTGATCGCCCCCTGACGAAAAATTAATTCCCATTACATAACCTCCTCAAGAAGAAATTTAAATTTTTTACCTGTTCGTTTGTTAATCAAGAATAGGTCATGGTGTCCTTCCTGTATAGTATAGCTCCCCCAAGTCATGTCAACGTCATTCGCCCCTCCTTCGTTAGATAAATTTAAATCGTTTGTAAATACATCTGACCATCTAAGTGAGCTTGTTCCTAAACTATATTGATTATTTGTTGCTGGTGCTATTTGGTGCATACCAGCTAAAGCTGTAATTGTAGCTGGCAAAGTAAGACTTGTACTTCCTATTGTTAAACTGTTTGAACTTCCAGAAAAGCTTAAATTACCTGATCCATCTGTTGTTAAAAAATGACCATTACTTCCATCTGTTGCTGGTAAAGTAAAAGTTAGATTTGAGCCAACTGTAGCTGGTGATTGCAAAGCTACATAATGAGAACTATCTGAATCAGCAAATCTTATATCTGTTTGAGCTTGTAATGTTAAACCGTTTTGATCGAAAAATGCCTTTTCAGTGCCTGCAAAAGCTAAACCTATTTGATTGCTGCCTTTTCTAAATAAACCAGTAGTACTGTCTCCAAAATGCACTGATGGAGCCGATGCTGAAGCGTTTGACAAACCTAAAACGCCAGTCAATGTCCCGCCTGATAAATCTAAATGTCCAAAATTTGCCTCACTTACATCACCAAGAGTAATAAACGCTGAATTTGCGGCATTTCTAATTTTTAATAAACTTGTATCTGAATCAATATGAAGCTGAAAAGCTGCGAGATTTGCCGCACCAGATGGATCTCCTGACGCACTGTTTACAGTTCTTAAGGATTCCAATACATCTTTTAATGCTGTACGAACTGCAAGTCCTGTTCCATTGTCAGGTGAGAAATTACTAGCAGTCTCTTTACCAGTTGAATTTACTCTTGTCATTTAGTTAAGCTCCCTTGCCATATCCTAATGCTTGAAAGGTAAATTTAACATCAATCACTGCATTAGATGAGTTCTTAAACACTATTGTAAACCCTGCTCCAGAAATAGCACTCAACAAGAAAAATGCACCGCTTGGCATATCCTCTGGAGCTATTGATATTGATGGGAGAAAGGCTGTGGTTGAGCCACCTATAGCACTTGTTCCTGTAAAGAATGATTTACCAAATACAACTGATAAACCACCAGATGAGGTTCCTGACTGTAAAGGTGTGCTAATAATGTTTCCTCCTGACTGATATTTATTTTCTGTTCTTGATGGCAAGAAAGCATCAAACCCTAATTCAGTAATTTTCATATTTTCATTAGCATCTACAGAGATCACATTGCTTGAAAATTTAAAAGCTCTAGCACTAAATGATCCATTAAATAAATTCTGTGCAGAAGTGAAACTAGAATTATCCTGTGATACTTGGACTTGTAATTTACTCTTTAAACGATCACTTCCAGCACCATCAAAATTTAATCTAGCATCAACATCAGGAATCGAATCGAATTGATCTGATACAAAAAAACCTTCAGCCTTAACGTGTCTTTTAAGTCTTACATTTTGAAATACAGCCCCAAAATCTAACACAGATGAAAATTCATAGGAACCTGTAAGGCTTGATGCTGGATTACTAAGCTGCAAGGCATTAGAAACGACACTTAAATTTGTTTTATTACCACTGAATGATGTCTGTTCTCTTTGACTTATAACTAATAATTCATCTGCCATTTCTGGTAAAGAAAGTTCAACTTTTGCCTCTGTATCTGAAAGCCTCCCACCTAAATCACGAAATTTGAGAGAATAAGTCCCTGTTAATGCTGGTAAAATTATTTCATTTGTACCACCACTTATGTTTTCATTTAAGTCTGAGGAATTAGCAAATGTCGCTTGTGCTAAAGAATTAGGAGTATGCCGAACAATACAGTTGCCTCCAAATTCAACGTCCAAAGATGTTGTCTTATCCCAAGTTAATTTAACTTGTGAATTATTTATTGGCTCTATCTCGAAGTTTGTAGGATTCTCAGGAATTGCAGTAAGCCCTACAGTGTCAACACTGACCTCAGTTGGACTAGCACTTCTTTCACCATTAGCATTAATAGTATAAATTTGAATTTTATATGTTCCAGCCTCTGATGGTAAGATTTCATGTTCTGATCCCTGTGTGTTAACAACAACTGGATTCTCATCATCTTTTGTATATATAAGTTGATAACCAGAAGCACCTTCAACAGATTTCCAGTCAATAAAAAGCTTTGGAACAGGTCTATTGTTATTAAGAATTATAATTTCTTGAATTGCTTTTGAACCATCAGATCCATCTATTATCTGAGGTGATGGCAAGATACTTATGACGATATTAATATTTTTTGTCGGAAGTTGTTCGCCATCTTCGACTGCCGCATATTTGCCACTGTCAAAATTAACGGCTGAAACAGAAAAGGTTTTTTTTGTATTTTCTTTAATATCTACAACTCGAAATGCTTGGACTTCTATTTCTCCAGAATTTAGAATATATGGACTATTTTGAACAGGGGCAGAGGTAAAATTTGGAGATACATTTACTAAGCCACTAGCTGAAAAAGAAGATATTGTTCTTGTTTCTACAGTGCCATCAGAAAGAAAACAACTTATCTCTGGAGTGTCATTTATATCAGGCAAATTTGTATTTGAAGAATCATCAAGGGTAACTTGTGATACAGTGGCAGTCTTTACTAAACCACCTCTCCTTGTCGAAGATTTTACTCTGTCTGCAATCCCAAGAATATCTCCAACTCTTAAGATAGATCCAGCAGCTATATTTGTTTCAAAACTTACTGTTTCTGTCTGATTTTGCTGTGTATGCAAAAACCATTTTCCGACTCTTTGAGCCATGCCTCTTGAAGTCACTCCAAAAGTGTTTATTGTTTTTGTTTGCGTCCCATATATTGATTCAGCATTTGTATCTTTTACCGTAACATAGTCAACCTCTTGCAGTTCTAAATCAAAATATGAAATATTAATTACGTTAAATCTAGTTTTTGATGATGTTCCAGAATATACAAAATCTCCATCTAGAACATTTGAATTGTTAAAAACATAGTCAAAATTTAAAGCACTTGGGTTTGCTTGATCTTTTGGAGCATCTTGAACAATTTTAATTGTGCCTTCTTCATAATATGGAATTGCTCTCATAACAGAGCAAATATCTTTTATAAGAGCCATTGCATCACGCCTGTTATTAATATTGATATTTATTGAGAAACGTGGTTCTTGACCACCATTTCCGTCATCAACTAAGGCACTGCAATAAGTACTGACACCATAAAAAGTAAAAGGGTCTAACTCTGATTCTGGTAAAGCACACCCGCTTGTAGTATCTGTTAAAAGATCATATAAAACCCAAGCTGGGTCACTTGTCCAAGCTTTATCAGCTTTGAAAGAACCATTAAAAGTTCCGCTATATATTAATCTTCCATTTGTTAGATCTACAGTTGCGTTGTGTGGTATTTGTATAAGTTTTCCTCTAAGTCTGAAATTTCGTCTAGGGGCAGATTGAAATAATTCTGAGCTAAATCTTAAAGCTGTATAGGCTATGTTGGGATAGTTATTTGGCTCTCTTATAATTTGTCTCATTTCTGCAAGTCGCATTGTATTTAAAGTATTTTCATCACCAACATCATTTCCTCTTTCAACGCTAACAACAACTGGAAAAAACGAACCAGATGCCCCCGCTGTGTTTGTATTATATCCACTTAAATTTCTTAAATCTATCCCGTAATCTCTGTTATATGGATTAAAACTTTTTCCTTTTACTTCTTCATCAATAACTGTAATAGCAGATCCATTATTAGGGTTTACTTTGATTATTACTTGCACTTTTGTAAATCTTCTATTGCCATCACCTGTATCAATTACAAAAAATTGATCGAATTTTACTTTTACTTGTACAGTGTCGATTCTTGTGTCATTTATTGTTCCTGATCGAGGAGTTGCTGACCCGCCCACTGGGAAAAGACATTCTTGCCCTTTATCACCTGTTATTACTTCACTACTTTGTTGTTCAGCAGCAAATAAAACTTTATTGTTTGCTGTCCCATCTTGAAATTCAAATTGAATTAAATCTCTTTGGTAGTTAAATTCTGAATTATCTGGGCTTGTATTACTAGCATCAGCCTGTAAAACAGCGGTTCGATTCAAAAATAAATCTTTAAAAAAAGCATTTTTATAAGCATCACTGGTTTTGTCTGTAATTCCAGCTTTACTTGCTGTGGCACTTCCTTCAATTTGGCCCTCGGCTAGGACATCAACAACTGTTCCAAAATCTATGGATTTTAATTTATCTTTGTCAACTATTCCAAAAATTTCTCTAATTGCTCCAATAGGGCCAGATGCAGAGGCGTTACCAAACATAATTTTTAGCCCTCATTTACCACTTGGAAAGTATCAACGGAAGAACTAACGACAGTGCTTCCGACTAAAGTTTCACCATATATTATATTTATAGGAACACCCTGTTTTGTATTATTTAAAAGTCCTGTAAATGAATAGTTAGGGTCTTGAGGATCTTCTTGTCTTGTAGCATTTAAAGGTTTTGGATCTGGTGAAAGCATACTTGTAATACCATCTACAATTAAATTCGTACCGATCATTGTTAAAGCAGAAGAGGCTATTGTTGATAAAAGAGTAGTTCCTAATACTGACCCTGCTACTGAGCTTCCAAATAATGCACCAACACCAAGTAAAATTCCAAAAATTTCACCATGAACTACAGGAATAATTTTAATTTCACTTTCAGTTTGTAAATCTAATAACTCCTCAGTAATTCTTACATCACCAGCCATTACACAATATTCTTGATCTTTAATATGCTCTTTTACACCTTTAAAATTATTAACTAAAAAGGAAAAAGCTTGTTTAGGACTGTTTGCTTTTATTTCAAAACTAGACTGTCCAATAAATTTTCTTAATCTTCCATAAATTGTTAGTTTAATCATTTATTTCAGATGGATATACAACAATAATAGACTCTGATTTGGGTTCTACAAGATAAAAAGGTAAATCTATATACTTACAGGCCATTCTATCAGTATGACTAAAAGCTAATTCACCATCAGGGTGACTGTGTACGATACCAAGAACTTCTCCTTGATCTTCTCCAGCAGCGTAATCTAAAGGATCAATTACAAATGATTTTTCTTTATATGATCCAGAAATGTTTTTGCATTTCCAATAAATTTCAACACCATCAACATTTAACAAAAGGCCACAGCACTCCTCTGGATAAGCCTCTGTAGCATGGTCAAAAGCATCTTTAGCCCAAATGTATTCAGTCATCATACAAATGTCCCTACGGCTGGGAATAAGTCTCTCGTAACTACTCTTTGAGGTATTAATCTATTTTCTAAATCATTTGCTGCTGTAAGTTCAAATTGAATTATCTGTCTACTTTCAACTGCTTTTCTATCAATAACAAAAACCTCATCACGCAATCTATTTGCACTGGGAGTTCCAAAAGGATTAGTTCCTGATGAAAAATTAGAATTATCTAAAGCGGAAGCCAGTGGCATTTTTCTAGTAATTTTTGCATCAATTAAATCATTATTTGGTGTGACCTGATTAACAATTTGTAAAAAATCACTCATAGTTACTACAAGACCCGTTGTTGGATTTTGCACAATACCACCTAAGTTTGAAAAAGTCGCAGTCGGTCTAGGTAAAACACCAGTGCTTTTTCTTTCAAAATTTTCCATTTTTACATTTACTCTTTGATATGAGTTTGACTGAAAAACTACCTCACCAAATGAGTTTAAATTTGCACCAGCATGAAACCTGTAAACTGTAGGTAAATTCTGCGGATTGCCCGTAGGAATATGTTTGCCGACAAGAAGTTCAAGTTCAAAAAGCTCAATAATAGAACTTGGATTTATTTTATTTAATTCAGCAAAAGGTATAGCCACTACGCCTCAAAGACCTCTCTAAATGTGCAAGTTAAAGTAACTCTGTCTAAATATGGGATTGATCTTGGAAAAGAAGTGCAAACAAATTTTCTTGAACTTTGCTCACTAGGCACTGTGAAATCGAATGAATCCCCATCTTCAACTCTTGCATTTAGGAAAGCTATTGCTGTGTTTGCTTGAGTTTGCGAAAGTTCAAAAGTTAAATTTAAAGATAAAGGATTTTGGTTTAATCCCTCAGTTAATCTTTGTTCAAACCCATCACCAAAGCTTAAAACATTGACTTTGGGACTCGAATTGATTTTTGTACCATATACAGGATTTGTTATAGGAAAAGTAGCCATTAGTTAAGTAAGCCTCCAGATCGTTTTTGATTTATAATTTCAGCCTGTA